GCCATCCGCACGGTCGAAGGGCTCGCGGCTCTGGAGCACGGATTCGCGGCGGCACGCAACCGCAGCATCGAGTCGGCCTCCGGTGACTGGATTCTCTGGGTCGATGCCGACGAGGAAATCCGTGACCCGTGGCGCCTGCACATGCTCGCGCGTGGCTCGCATCACAACGGCTACGGCTTCGCGCAGATTCACTACTCTGCCGACCCGCCGCAGGTGCTCACGACCGACTATCCGTGCCGGATGTTCCGCAACCGCAAGGGCATCCAGTTCCACGGCTTCGTGCATGAACACCCCGAGACGAAGATGGGCGAAGCGGTCAAGTACAGCATCGCTCGACCGGAGGTGAAGTTCCTGCACAGCGGCTATGTGGACGAGGAGACGCGGCGCGGTCGGTTCCGTCGCAACCTCCCGCTGCTCATGCGCGACCGTGCAGAGAACCCGGAGCGCACGCTCAACAAGTTCCTCGCCATCCGCGACATCGCGCAGGGCATCGTGTTCGAGTTGGAGCAGACGGGCGGTCGCCCGATGCCTGACCACGCGGAGCGTGCACGCGAGGGCATCGCCATCATGGAGCAGATTGCTGCGGAGCCGCAGTTGAAGATGCTCACCGATGCCATGCCGTACTACTCGCAATGCGTCGTGTCGTCTGGCGTGTCGGGGTTCGATGTGGATGTGAGCGTCAAGGTCGACCGACCCGAAGCGCCGGGCACCGCTGCAACGATGGGTCTCAAGGGCAAGTTCCACTCGCGCGAGTTCTTCGCGCAGGTCATCAACAAGTTCGCCACGGAGAGCACGAAGGTCTATGAGTCACGATACTTCTGACCGTCTCTACACGCAGCGGGAAGTCGATAACCTCATCGACTCCATCCTGCCGCGTGGTGAGTGTGATGTACGGGTCATCCGCGCTGACGGCAGCGTCGAGACCAAGACGCTGCGCAATGTCGTCACGCAGTACGGCCTCAACCGCATCGCCAATCGGGCGATACAGGCAGCGGGCACGACTCCGTATTTCGTCATCGCGGTCGGCACACAGACGGCGGCGCACTCGCTCGGTTCCGTGCAAGCGGGACTGGGCGAGGTCATCCGCAAGACCTCCATCGGCGGCGCGGGTGCGCAGTCACGCGAATGGCTGTACCTCACATGCACGGTCGGTGGGTTCGCGGACAGCGTCACTTCGGTAGCGCTCGACTCGGTCGGCATCACGGACTTCCCGAACAGTTACGCGAACCCCTCGTCCATCTCCTTCGGCAACATGCTGAACGGACTCGGCGTGACGCTCGCCAACAGCGACCTGCTCAATCTCACCGTGCGCATCCGCATCGGCTCGCACGACTTGGGGCACAGCACATGATGGCGCGGCAACCGGCGATGGAGTGGCGACCGGCGCTCGAGGGCGGCACATGGCTGCTGCGCACCGAGACGCCGCTCCCTGCATGGGCGGTCAAGCGGTGCGTCGAGTTCATGCTCAAGGTGCAGGCTGCGCGGCGCTTGGGCTTGATGCCAGGCGATACCCGCGATGACCTCGATGCGAGCGTGACCGCGCTGCGCGCCGGGAAGGTCAAGCAATGGGCGGCGGGCGCACAGATGGACGGCAGCGGCGAAATCGAAGTATTCCGCGCGACCGAAGGCACGGGCAAAATCATCTCACTCGGAGCGTAACGACATGGCAGCGACTTGGAGAGCAACGGGCGGCGCAATCGCCTACGCATCGGCAAAAGATATGCTCGATGTGTTCAACGCAACTGGCACGGCGCGGGTCATCCGGGCCTACCGGATGTATTGGTTCAACAACGGCACGACGGCTGTAACGGGTGTCATCACGACCGGACAGGTTCGACGCATCACGGCGGCGTCGGCGGGTACTGCGGTGACTCCGGTCAAGCACGACTCGAACTCGTCGGCTTTGGACGCGAACACGACCTGCGGCACGAACCGCACGGTAACGGGTACGGACATCTTCCGTCGCTTCCTGTTCGTCAACGAGGAGCCGGTGGTTGGCGGCACGACGCAGGCCAACTGGCTGACGCTCGTGCCGTTTGCTGAAATCTGGAACGCCGGATACGGCGACACGAATGTGGAGCCTGTCGTTTCCCGCGCATCGGAAGGCGTCCAGTTGTTCCACAGCGGTTCTTCGGCGGTCGGCACGGCTGACCTCGAAATCGAGTTCACCGACGCGGCGACCTGACGCATGGCTACGCTCCGACATCTTACCTGTGGCCACGAGTGGGTCGTGTCGGACGAACTGGCCGAGCGCGTCGAGCAGGACATCAACGGCGGGCAGGGCAACACCTCCCCGCCCGTCCGCTGTCCCGGCTGCGGAGTTCTCGACCGGTATTCGCGCTTCGATGTGGTGAGCGAGGCACCGCCCGATGGCTGAAACGCTGTACCTCAAAATGGATGCCGTCGATGTCCGTCCGTTGGAAGATGGACTGCTCGGCATCTTCAACAACGAGACCGCGGACGACCGTCGCTATTTCGAGCTGGTGTCGCTGCGGGTATCGCCGTCTGCGCCGCTGTCGAACAACACCGCTGCGGTAGGCAAGCCCGGCAGTCTGTCCATCAAGCGCATCACCGCGCTGACTGGCGGGGATAGCATCACGCCGATTCGGATGGACACGGCTGATTCTGCGCTCCCGGCGCAAGTCCTCGTTCGCAACAATCCCGACAGCGTGACGGCAACCGATGTTTTTCGGCGCATCGCGGACGCACCGGCGTACTCGCTGACCGCTACCAACGCGCAGTTCTCGTCCGCGACTTACGGCGGGTCGATGGTCACGCACCAAAAGGCGCACTTCGCTGACATCTTCCGTGGCGGCGAGAGCGTAGATGTCGAGCCGATTATCTTGCGCGAAGGGCAGGGCGTCGGCCTGTTTCAAGACGCCTATGGCACTCAACATTCAATGCAGACGGCTGCGGTGGTCACGAACACGGCAACCGGTGCGACCTACATCTGCCGTTCGGTTGACCTATCAACAGACCGCCGGTTGAATGAAGCGGTTCTCGCCATTTTCAACGGCAGCGGCTCGGGCGTGGTTCTCGCGGTGCGACTCTGGGTTTTGCCGATGGACGGTGAGGCTGTGCTGACGCCGCAACTTCGGCTTTGCCGGATTGCCGGTGTCGCGCTCGGTGGCGACACGGTGACGCCGATTCGCCCTGACACATCCAAGTCCGTACCGTCCGCGTTGCAGGTTGTTCGCGGCTCGTTTCAACCAGTCATTGCGGGAGAGTGGCAAGCGGATTACTACCAGACGCACGGCCTGACCTACCAAGGCGCAGGCGCAGCGCAGCAAGCGTGGAACAAGGCGCAAATCGACGCCGGAACACTATCACGCTCCACCAGAGCGCAGGACTTCCGCGCCATCGGCGAGACTCCGGGCATGCGTACTGGCACGATGGACGATGACCTGCTGTTTAACGCCGCGCCGGGCAAGGGCATCATCATCAAGCCGGGCGACGGCCTCGGCCTCGTGGCCGGGAATACCGTTGCGGTTGCTGGAACGCAGGCCATCGGAAGCAACTCGACCTTTGTCAACTTCGACATCGAGGCGGTGCTGCTGCACTACCCGCCCCCGGCAGCGGGCGGCAACACCTACTCGAAGACTCGCGTCGTCAATGCGGGGTAACTGAACCATGCTCAAGAAATCGACTGCGCGGAACCTCATGGTCTTTCTGACCGATGCGACCGACCATGTGTCGGGACTCGCCGGGGCGACGCTCACGCTGTCGCTATCGAAAGACGGCGGCGCGTTTGCGACCATCACGCCAACTGTGACGGAGCGCGGCAACGGGTGGTACAACATCGCGCTCACGACAGCGCACACCGACACTCTCGGCGACTTCGTCCTCCGCATCACCGCGAGCGGTGCCGACCCTATCGACCTGCGCACTATCGTGCTCTCGTCCATCCCCGGCGAACTGCCGACCGAACTCATCGAGGACACGCTCACGCTCAAGGACATCATGCGCATCCTGCTCGCGGTAAACGCGGGCGATGCGTCAGGGCTTGAGGGCGCGACGATGACCTTCAAGAGCCGCGACGGTGTGACGACGCGCATACAGGCCAGTTACTCGTCCGGTGCTCGCACCATCACGACCTTCACGCCCTGACCGTGAGTTACTTCGGCAAATACGACGGCAGTTACCCCGGCGCATGGTGGGGTACAGACGCGGGCGGCGGGGTCATCTCGCGCACGATGTCGGACTCGCTCGTCGTGGCCGACTCGTTCCTGCGCGTCCGCTACCTCACGCGCCGCCTCGATGACGCTGCGACCGCGACCGATGGTCTCATCTTCGAGGTCATCGGTGCGGGTGGGCAGGTGTTCGTGGCGGTGATGACCGACACGCTCACGCCGACCGATGCGCTGCTCCGTCGCATGACGCTTCGTCGCGTGCTGTCGGAGGATGTCGCGCCGACCGACGAGTTGCTCCGTCGACTGGGCCTCACGCGCGTACTATCGGAGTCGGTCACGCCGTCCGACGCCATCGTCCGCAGCGCCATCCGCTCCCGGCTCATCACCGAGTCCCTGCTTGCGACCGACGCCGCGCAACGCTTCGCCGTGCGAGCGCGCATGCTCCAGGACTCGGTCGACGCGTATGATGCGCTTGAGCGCGCACGCTACCTGCGCCGTGTGGCCGACGAAATGCTCGAACTCGCGGACGCCTTCGACGCGTCTGTCGTCTTCGGCCTTACCTACGGCACACGCATCCGCATCGGTGTCGCGCCGTCTGCCGTACTCGGCTCTTCGACCGCCAATGTCGCGGTGCTTGGCGCCGACCCTGCCGCCATCGTACTCGGAGGCTTCAACACGCTATGACCGCCGCCAATGTCGTCCACGGACAGGCATACGACACGCTGACGCTCACATGGGTGAACTGCGGCGCGGCCCCGAGCCGCATCGTCTCCAACCTGTATGACACAAGCGAGACGCTCGTCTCGTCGGTCGCAGGGGTGTCGAGCGGTAACGGGTACTACTATGCGCCGCACACGCTTCCCGGCAGCGCGCAATGGCTCGTCAATCGGTGGTGGGCGACCATCAACGCGAACACCTACGCGCGGTCGCAGTTCGTCGAGGTGCAGGAGATGCGGGTATGAGCACGCGATACATCGACTGGACGGATGTCGCCAACCGCTACGGCGATGCCGTGCGCAAGGGCGACCAAGTCAAACTGGACGACGCCTTCATCCGCTACGCGGAAGCCGAGGTCGACGCGCGACTGTCCGCGCGCTACGCGGTGCCCTTCGTACCGGGAAGCGTCAACGCGCCGCTCCAAGTGCGCGACCTCTGCATCGACCTCGCCTACTACAAGATGGTGTGGCAGCAACCCTTCGCCAAGGAATTGCGCGAGTCCATCGACGCGCGCTTCGACCGACTGGGTTCGGGCAAGGAAGTCCTCACCACGGCCTCTGGTGCGTACCTCGAGGCACCCGGCGAGGCGTGGTCGTCGACGGAGAAGTACCACAGCGTCTTCGGCCCCGATGACCCGACGCGGTGGACACCGTCGAGCATGGCGTACATCGACGCAGAAAACGCGAGGCTCTTCGGATGATTTCCGTAAAGGTATCGACCGACAATCTCAAGCGGTTTGGCGAAGCCGCTGCCGGTGTCAAAGATTTTACGCGCCCTAACCGCGAAATCGCCATCGAACTCTATCGGTGGATGCTGCGAAACTACGACAGCGGTGGTTCGCTCGTAGGTGGGTGGACGCCGCTCTCGCCGCGCACCGCTGCGTACAAGGCGAAGCGTGGGTGGTCGACCGTACCGCTTGCCCCGCGCACGGGACGGCTGCGCATGGGCTTCTCCTACTCTTCCAACAACGAGCGCGCGGTGGCGTTCAACCCCGTTCCGTACTCTGCGTACCACGACAAGGGCGCACCGTCGCGCAACCTTCCGCGCCGTCAACTCCTGCCGAACGCGGAGAATGTCGAGAAGTACGCGGCGCGAATCTATCAGGCCCATGTCGACAAGCACTTGAAGGGCAAGTCGTGATTCTCATACGCACAACAGATGTCTCGAGGGTCACGCGGGCCATACAGCAGGCACTCACGGAGTGGGACGCGCTCGCGGACAAGTCAGTCGAGATTACCCGCGCCGCCGAGCGCAACACCGACCCGAACCGCTGCCCGTGGGTCGGCATCTACCGCACAGGGGTCGACTACGGCGAAGCGCCGCGCGTCATGGGCCTTGGCAGCGGCTACCGCCGACAGCGCATGGATTTCGCGGTCGTTGTACAGGCTGCCGACCCGACATCGGGCGAAGAGTGCGAGGACAGGCTTGAGCCGCTCATCCAAGAGGTGACGAGCGCCCTACTGTCCGATGTCTCGTTGCGCGGCACCGTTTTGACAATCGACTCCTTTGCTGTTAGATACGAGAACTACGAGCGGGTCGGCGGCAGTTACTTTCAAGAGGCGGTCGTCTTCTTTTCGGCGACCCAGAACACTTCGGCCACAGATGTCTGACAGGAGACCATGTAGCGCATGAGTTACGGCACACAAATCAAGGTTGGTTTCGCTCGACAGACCGCGGGCGGCACCGCCGTCACCGCTGTCGGCTCGTTCCACGGCTTCGCGCTCACGAGCGAGGATGTGGGTCTGGAGAAGGACGAACTCATCTCCGAGAACCTCATCGGTCGGTTCGAGCAGGGTGCGACCTACGACGGCATCAACCGCATCACGGGCACCATCGACTTCGAGGTCACGCCCCGCAACCTGCTCACCGCGCTTGCGATGGCGGTCAACTGGTCGCCTCCGGTGCTCGCCTCGAGCGGCTCTCTGCGCGTCCACGAGTTCATGCCCAACACCGCTGACTTCGACGCCACCTATGTGAAGGCGCCGTTCACGATGTACAAGCAGTTCTCGGACTCGAACTCTGCCGAGCAATTCTTCGACCTGCAATTCGGCGGTCTCACGCTCGCCTTCGGGCAGGGTCAGTTCCTCAACGGCACGCTGACCCTCGCGGGTGGCGCGCGTTCTCCCACGGGCGTCGGCTCCGCGAACATCCTGCCCGACGCGGGCGATGTGGGCCGGCTGTTCCCGTGGAATGTGTCGAGCATCTCGCTCGGCGGCGCTGCGCTCACGGCGCAGAGCGAAATCTCGGTCTCTCTCAACGAGAACATGGATGCGCTGTACACCATCAACGGCACGCTCGCGCCGTTCAAGTACACGCGCACCGGGTTCCGCGAGGTGACCGTACAGGGTACCTTCTACATGGTCGACCGAGCGATGCTCAACGACTTCGTGGCGGGTACGCAGAAGCGGCTGCTCATCACCGCTATGAATACGCTTGCGTCGGTGCAGAGCGGATACTTCAACACCCTCACCGTGGATGTACCGCAACTGAAGATAACCGCGTTCAAGCCCGGCGCAAGCGGCCCCGGCGAAGTGTCCGTGTCCTTCACAGGTCGCGGTGTCATCGACCCCTCCTCCAACTACTCGCTGCGCATCACGACGGCGAGCACCTGGACGGCGGGCTTCTGATTCCAACGAGGTACTCATGTCCAAGTTCGTCCGCAACATCGTCATCAAGCAGGAGTTCGAGGGAGACACCGTCACCGTGACGCTGCTGCCGTTGAAGTACGGCGCAGCGCTGCGGATGCGAGGCATCGTCGACGGTACTGGCGACGCCGCAAGGTTCGTCGATGTCCTGCGCGAGATACTGCCCGAGCACCTTGTTTCGTTTGGTGGGCTACATGACGCGGGTGGTAGCGAAGTCGAGTCTGCTACGGTCTTCGAGCACGCTTACTTCGCGGTGTTGCTGGCGAACA